ACATTCGAGCTGCGGCAAAGAAAAAATGAAGAAGCAAGTTGACAAGGATAGTCTGCAGCTTAATCAACCTAAGCGCACTCCTAGCCATCCAACCAAGTCGCACATTGTGAAGACCAAGGTAGATGGCAAGGAGAAGATTATCCGTTTTGGTCAACAAGGCGCTAGCACGGCAGGCAAACCTAAAGAAGGTGAGTCAGACCGTATGACTGCAAAGCGTGATTCATTTAAAGCACGGCACTCAGCCAACATAGCCAAAGGCCCGAGCAGTGCTGCTTACTGGGCTAACAAAGTTAAATGGTGATCTATGGCTGAAGAAGATACACTAGACACGTTTGTTGCTCCACGTTATCGCAAGCAGCGGGCAACGCCAAGCTCTAAAGAAACCAAGGCCGCAGCTGCTGAGGCAGCACAGTTTGCAGCAGAGATGCTGATTCCTCAAAGTGCTTTTGATGCCGGCTTGATGCTGATACCTGGTGGCAAGATTGCACGCAAAGCCGGTGCTGCATTGATTGCACTTGATGCGGGCGATGCTGAAGCAGGTGCATTGACCAAGATGCTTAAAGCATTCCATGGAGCAAGCCGTCCGATTGAGGGAACTTATGACGTGTCAAAGTCATCTGAACGCAGCATCATGGGCAAGGGTCTTAACGTATCCACAGATCCTGCTTATCCTTCTAAATGGTCAATGCACCCTGGAAGCTTAGCACCCACGGTTTACGAAACCGCTGTACCTGTAGACAGATACATTCAGCTTGACGCCAAGTATCCTCAAGAAGCGTTTGACGTTTTGCGTAAAGTCAGAGGTCGCAATCCACTTCCTGAAGGCGAAGTCACGGGTGAACAGGTTTATCAGTCCTTACGAGGCTTACCTCAAAGCATGATACCTGACGTAGTGCTCAAGTCTGGATATAAAGGCGTTGAATATCCTGCGCAAGACAAAGGCCGTTGGTTCTCAATTTACGACACTGAAGGCGTTAAAGATCGCCTTGGTAAAAAGTTTGCCGAAGGCGGCAGCGTGTCTGTCTACGATCCTAACCAAATCGATGCGATCATAAATGGCATTGATGCACCGACAGGTTTTGCAGAAGGCGGCAGCGTCTCAGTCTACGATCCTAATCAGATCGATGCAATAGTTAACCAATACGTGTGAGGTAAAGAATGGCAACCAAAAGACTACAAGACGATTTGCCTGAAGGCGAGAGTGTGCAGCTAGAGGATGTTGACAACGAAGTTGAAGACACAGAAGATGGCGGTGCCATTCTGCGTGAGAAGAACGATGAAGACCACGCTACAAAGCTTGCACACTTTGCCAACATAGTTGACGAAGTAGATCAAGACATGCTCAAGACTGCCATCAGTGACTTGATGGAAAAGATTGAGAACGATAAAGAAGCCCGCGAGAAGCGTGACAAGCAGTATGAAGAAGGCTTGCGTCGTACTGGTCTAGGCGACGATGCACCAGGCGGTGCTCAGTTCACAGGTGCCAACAAGGTTGTGCACCCGATGCTTGTCGAGGCCTGCGTAGACTTCTCTGCACGCTTTATGAAGGAAGTCTTTCCTCCTAACGGCCCTGTCAAGAGCAAAATCTTAGGCATACGTGACAAGTCTAAGATTCAGAAAGCTGAGCGTAAAGCTGAGTTCATGAACTGGCAAACGACTGAGCAGATGGTTGAGTTCCGTGGTGAGCTAGAGCAGCTTAGCACGCAGCTGCCACTTGGCGGAGGTCAATACCTAAAGTTCATGTGGAACCCGCTGCATCGCCGTCCTAACTCAGAGTTCATTGCAATAGATGACGTCTACTTGCCATTTGCAGCAACTAACTTCTACACCGCTGAGCGCAAGACTCACGTGCAGTACATCACTAAGTTTGAGTATGGCAGGCGCGTTAAGTCAGGCATGTATATTGACGCAGACTTAGGAGTTCCTGATGATCCTGAGTTCAGCAAGTCAACGCAGGCTAACGATAAGATTGAAGGTCGTAAAGACCTGAGCTACAACGAAGATGGTCTGCGTACCATTTACGAAGTCTATACGTACCTTGACTTTGGCGATGGGCCTGAGCCGTATATCTTAAGCATTGACAAGTCGACCAACATGGGCTTGGGCTTGTACCGTAACTGGGAGCCTGATGATGAACGCCAACTTGAGCTTGACTGGATTGTAGAATTCCCTTTTATTCCATGGCGTGGTGCTTACCCAATTGGTTTGACACACATGATTGGCGGCCTGAGCGGTGCAGCTACAGGAGCTCTGCGTGCTTTGCTAGACTCAGCACACATTCAGAACGTGCCTACGCTGCTTAAGCTTAAAGGCGGTCCTGGCGGTCAGACTCTAAACGTCCAACCGACTGAAGTAGTTGAGATGGAAGGCGGAGCCTTGATAGATGACGTGCGCAAGCTTGCCATGCCTCTGCCATTCAACGGCCCAAGCCCTACATTGTTCCAACTCTTAGGCTTCTTGGTCGATGCAGGCAAAGGAGTTGTGCAAACGTCCTTTGAAAAGCTGTCTGATCAGAATCCTAATCAGCCTGTCGGTACAACCATGGCTCTTATCGAGCAAGGCATGGTGGTATTTAGCTCAATTCACAGCCGCTTGCATGGCTCAATGGCTCGTTGCTTTAAGATTTTGCACCGCATTAACAGTGCTTACTTGACCATCGAGGACATTGAAGCTCAGTCGCAAGGCTTGGAGATTGATCCTTCGGACTTTGATGGCCCGATGGACGTTATCCCTATCAGCGACCCTGCAATCTTTAGTGAGACCCAGCGTTTTGCGCAGACGCAAGCCATCATGCAGCGTGCTTCTGCAATGCCGCAGATGTACGATGCGCGTAAAGTCGAAGAGATGTTCCTTCGCAATATGAAGGTGCCTGTAAATGAAGTTTTGCAGCCTTTGCCTGGCAGCGAAGACATGGACCCTGTCTCTGAAAACGTTGCAGCAGCAATGGGCCGTCCTGTTTATGTGCTGCCATCGCAAGATCACATGGCGCACCTGATGACTCACATGCCGTTCCTCAAGTCTCCTTTGTTTGGCTCAAACCCTGCCATCATAAAAACGTATCTGTACCCAATGGCTACTCACTTGCGTGACCACATACTTAACTACTACTTGGTAGAGGCACACAATGCTGTTGATAAGGCACAAACAGAGGAATTAATTGCTGAAGAAGCAGAAGACCAGGTCAAAGTTATTTTAGAAGTGCAGAAGTTTATCGAGCAACAGCTTGCTGGCTTTGCTCAAGAGCTTGCACAAATCGATGAAGCTGCTCAGCAGTTTAAACCTCAGCCACCAATGCCGCCTGATAAGACCATGGAAGTTGCGCAGCTCAATGCACAAGTCCAAGGCCAAGCAATGCAGCAGCGTATGCAGGTTGATCAGGCTAAATTGCAAATGGATCAGCAGAAAATGCAATCTCAGCAGCAACTTGAGCAGCAGAAAATGCAGTCACAGCAACAGCTTGAAACGGCTAAACTTTCTGCACAACAACAAGCTAACTTTGAGAAGACTCAAGCTGAGCAACTTAAACAACAAGCCGAGAACGAACGCCTTGCAGCTGAGCTGCAAGCCAGAGAGCGTATGAACACGGCTGATAACGATACGGCAAAACTTCTTGCTGCTGCAGAGATGGCAACAGGCGAGAAGGTTGCGTATAGCACCGGCACAGGCATTAACCCAAACCCTTAAGGAGAACACCATGAGCGACAAACCAACACCAGGCACTGTTCCTATGACAGGTGCATTTGTAAAACAGAAACACCGCCTTGCGGCAGGCGAAAAACTAAATGGTCAGACCTTGCCAGCTGCGCCATCAACGCCTAAGACTCCTGCGTGAATATTGAGTCACAACTTTTGAATCGCCTCAAGGCAGATCAGCAATCATTTGCTGTTGAAGCCTTAAAGCGTCCTCAGACTCGCGATACTTTCGAGTACGGGTATCGCGTTGGAATGGTTGCCGGTTATGAGGCGTCAATCAACGTGCTATTAAAACTTTTAGACGAGGAGAAAAACTTTGACAATGACCTATGAGGACGCAATGGCGGAGGCTTTTCCAGCAGTAGATGCTGGCATTCAGCCTTTCGGAAGCCGTGTTCTGATTCAGATCCGTACACCGAAAAAGAAATCAGCTGGTGGTATCATCATTGACATACATGGTTCTAATGAAACTGAAAAGTGGAACACCCAAATTGGCAAAGCAATTGCCTTAGGCCCGCTAGCGTTTAAGAATCGCAATGACATGAAGAGTTGGCCAGAAGGTGACTGGTGCAAGGCAGGCGAATTCGTTCGCGTAGCTAAGTACGGTGGTGATCGCTGGGAAGTCAAGATTCCTGGCACAGACGATTCTGCAATGTTTGTTATTTTCAACGACTTGGATATTATCGGGCAGGTCACTGGCGACCCGTTAGCAATCCGAGCATTCATCTGAAAGGAGATGAGTTATGGCTGAAGTTCTAAAAGAAGACGACGATGAAAAAGGTGGTAATGAGCAAATCGTTATCATTGAAGATAAAAAAGATCTGACTACGTCAGAGGAAGATCAAGACAACCATGAAGATGATCGCACTGCGTCTTCTGCTGATGAAGATGAAGGCGATGATGATGGCAATGACCCTGAGCGTGCAGCAATCCGAGAGCGACGCCGACTTGAAAAGCTTGAGCGTAAAGACAGACGAGACCAAGCCATCAAGCGTGACAAACTTGAACTTGACTTCCTACGCAAACGCAATGATGACCTTGAGCGCCGTGTATCTGTTCAAGAACAACGCTCACACCAAGTAGACCTTGGCGGTTACGATCAGGCTATTGCCAAAGCAGCCGAAGAGATTGATCTAGCAGAGCGCGTCATTGCTAAAGCGGTCGAGTCAGGCAATGGTGCTGATGTAACTCAGGCCATGCGCTATCGCGATCAAGCGATTCAAAAGGCTCAGCAGCTTCAGTATGCCAAGCAGCAAGCAGCGCAGCAGCGGCCACAACCGCAGGGTCAGCAGATTGATGACATGACCATGCACTACGCTAAAGAGTTCATGGCAGAAAATCCATGGTACGACTCACAAGGCCGTGACGAAGACTCTGCAATCGTTATTGCTATTGACCAATCTTTGGCCAAGGACGGGTTTAATTCACAGACTGAAGAGTACTGGGATGAATTGCGTAAACGAACTGCCAGGCGTCTGCCTGAAAAGTTTAAAAACCAAAAAACCCGTGAAGTCAAGGAAGAACGCACACCTCGTGGCGGGCCTGCAGTAGGCTCAGGCCGTGAGCACGCACCTGCAACAACACGCAAAGAGATCTATCTCAGCCCAGAGCGTAAGCAAGCTTTGATTGACGCTGGAGTATGGGATGATCCTATTTTGCGTATGAAGTACGCAAAGCGCTATTCTGAGTACGATCGTGCCAATAGGGCATAAATTTACTCTTCTGAATTTTTAGTTTATAATTGATTGCAATCGCTGAAAGGAGCGAGTATTATGACAGACGAACGCTTGAAAAAATCCGCAGGAGCAGGCCGTGAAAGTCGTGCGATGTTAGATCGCACAATCACACAAAACCGAGAGGTGACCGAAGACGAGCGGGTTGAAATGTTCCGTCAGCAGTTTTTTCAGTCCTCTTTACCGGACTTACCGAGA